ATCTGCGTATTAAGCTTAATATTATATTAGGGTTCTTTTAATAACCCTTCTACATTATCAAGTTTTTATACGTTGTTTTAAATATCGTTGGATTTTATTATTTACCATGAGATTTATTATCATGGTATCCATTAACGATGTTGATACACTAAGACATGATGTGTATTAACGGTCGACGACAATCAAAACGGAGTTAGAAATACTCGTCCTTGGTGACAGCCAAGGGATCAACATTAGCTTTCGCTGAAGCTATTAGAAAAACAGTGCGCGTAATTTCACGTTACGGAAAGAACCTTCTTAGCAGCAGAAGTAAAATATTGCCCGTTGCTCATAGAGCCAGGTCTTTGCCGCACGGACCTAATTAAGGAGTGCATTATGGGGAATAAGGCGCCCCTCCCCCTGGGGGGAGCGTGCTGGCAGGCACGCTAACCCCGAAGCCCGTCTGGCTCATTAATAGTAAAATAATTCGCACGAATATTTCGCGGGACAGTTCATCACTGTGCGAATATTAAATGGATTATACTCTAGCAATAGGGAGACACACCAAGAGGTGTGATTACTATTCGTAAAACCTTTTATTAGGTGAGTAAAGATGAAGCCAGCTTGTTGAACTTTTTCATCAAGTTTTATTCTTGATGGAAAAGTTCAGCAAGGTAGGGTGTAGGGGGTTAATAAACTATTTATGCTTAGAGTTATTAACCTTACCTATACTACCTTGTTGAACTTTTCCTGTTTCGTTGTACCCGCCGTTCGTCTTTTCTCGTTGGCACGAGAACTTGTAGAAAGATTATTTTACATTTTATATTTTGCATTTTGCAGAGTTGGCGATGATATTGACTATTATAGTCGCCAAGTTGTCCGCTTTTGGTTTAATTTGAGATTTGAGTCTTTGGGTCTCACTAGTTCAACTAAACGCATTTTCACCTCTCAATCTGGATACGCTAAGTCAAAATTTGACAGAAAGAATGAGAGGAAAGTTTCTAAGATTTTGAAGGAAATTGGTAAATTGCAGGAGAAGAAAAAGGCTTGCAAGAATGGTCAATCTGGCAAATACAAAGAGCCTCTTCAGTTTCTGAATAAAGAGAAACGGAAATATGAACACCACAGTGGCTCTCGTGATTGGCCTGATGGATTACCTCGACCTTCAGCTGCTGGGTTCTTGCGCTTTAAAATGTGGATACGATTTTTCGCCAATACTATTTGGTTCCCTCTGATATCAACTTGGTTTGTACCAAAGATATGGCAGTTACATGAATCATACTGGCGCGATTCTTCTAAGTCTTCAGCCGCGCGGAAAGCAGAAGCTGATATACCACAGAACGGAGATTTTTTATCCCGCGCTCGTATAGATCTTTCTTTTCTCCGATTAGCAACGCGTTTTGATGCGAATAGTATTGAGAATTGGACAGCTCTTATTATTGGTTTGGCAACTAGTACGTCACCTGTTAATGCAGGAGCTTTGCTGTTGACGCATTTTAAAACCTATTATAATAAGAGTGTTGCTGTTGCTTTAGCTGATCGGTTTTCTGGTATTCTTATGAATAAATATGAACCCCATTCTCTCCAGGATATGGCCACGTTGTGGCGAACATTGTCTAATGATTTTAAATCTTTGCAGAAATCTCCATTTTTTGAAAAGGTTTTGAATGTGGTTAGTTTAGTTGTGTGTTCAGGATTGTGCAGCTCTTTTGATATTGATTTCAAAGTCGGTGGTTTTACGGTTTTTTCCGAGAATCTGGTTAAGCGGTTAAATGGTTTATCATTAACTGATATGCCTGGTCTTATTTTAGAAACTGTGGCTTACTTCTTAGAGACCGGATATATGTGTTTCACACAAAAATCATTGAAGCCTATATTGTTTACTAACCCTGAGGCCTATGCCTTTGAGCAGAAGTATTTGGAGTATTATAGGCTAGTACCACTTGTAGCTGACGGGGATTGGGAAGCCGCTGGTACGTCAGTATCCGATTTTCATGCTTTATATGACGAACTATATTCCTACCTTCATAGTCTACATGTATCTCTTAACAAGGGATTCGAAAAGAAAGTTATATGGGATAGGCTTGTTAATCTTGTTAAGACCAAGAATGATCTGGATCGTAAATTGAATTCAGGATTGTTGCGTCAGTCGCCTTTTGTTTTGGCATTTTGTGGTCCATCTAGTGTAGGTAAGACTACAGTAGCAAATATTATAAATGTTGTTGCTGTTAAAGCTAGTGGAGGGACGGGTGATCTTACCAAAAAGATCACCTGGAACGAGAATGACGACTATTTTTCCAATTATAAAGTGGACACTGAAACTATTGTGATGGACGACTTGTGTAACACCAAACCCAATTTTGTGGCATCTTCACCGTTATCATGGTTAATTAAGTTTAATAATAATAACCCTGAGTATGCAGTGATGGCGGAGTTGGAGTCTAAGGGTAAGTTACCGATTCGACCCTTGACTTTAGTGATTACCAGTAATGTACCGGATTTGATGGCTCAAACGTATTCCAATGAACCAGTTTCGATCCTCCGTCGTCTAGATATGAGGGTTAGCGTTACTGTAAGACCTGAATTCGCTTTACCTAGTCAAGATGGTGGGAACTTAATGTTAGATCCCGACAAGGCTAGAAAGTATGTGGAATCGCTTCAGGGTTATGATAAAATATTCCCTAACATGTGGAATTTTACAGTTGAAAAGGCTGTCGCTGTTAAAAATCCGACAGGTGGGCCTGATAGGGCTGATTTCCGGAAGATTTTTTGGAATAACCGGATACTTGAAGACATAACATTGAAAGAACTTGCCGATTACACTGCGG